TACCAAAAACGCATAAATTTTGGGAGAAAAACTACCCGCCAAACGACTGGGGATGTAGATGTCAGGTGCAAGTACTCACGCAATACGAGATGCAAAGCTACGGATTTAAGCCCTACGCCGGCACGCCTTTAAACGTAGCTAGCAAGGACTGGGCGTATAATCCGGGTAAAAGCGCCCAGAGCCTAGATAACGTCCTAGCGCAAAAAGCTAAAAATTTAAGCGGCGAACTAAAAAATATCGTAAAAAACGATCTAAAAAACTACGAGCGGGATAGGAATTTATACGTTTGGCAAAAGGGGTTAGATGAAGCCGTGGATGAGCTTTTAGTAAAGCAAGATAAGACAAGCCCTATA